TGCTCTACCCTTCTTATCAGACAGTGAAGCTCGTATGATCTTCTGCCATACATCCTCTTTAACGAAAGCACACTCATCAAGTACGACATAGACTAAGGACACTCCTCGAAGACTATCTGGGTTATCTGCACCTCTAACTAATATCTTCTTACCATTGATTAGAGTAATCTCTAAGTTATTCACATGGCTGGACTTAATTACTGGCCTACCTAGTTCATGTAGTAAGTCCCACATAATAGTTCTAGCTTGTCCTAGGGTAGGTGCTATGTACATCACAGCTGACCCATCAGGACAGTTCAAACCTTCAATCAGTAACGATACAGCTGACAACCTTGACTTACCACACCTTCGTCCTGCTGCAACTACTTTAAACCTTGTAGTATCTTTAAAGACACTTTGCTGCCACTTAAGCAGTTGGAAGTTTAACTCAGCACTGCGTTCAGACATCTATGACCTCTTCGTCACTTGTACTTACCATTGGTGACGTTAAGCCTGTAATGTTGATAGACACTGTAGGTGTACTGTTTCCTGACTTCTGTGCCTCAAAGACACTTACTGGAACAATCCTATCAACAATTAACTTCCACGCTGCTGCTTGATTCTTATGTTCATCATTCAATGCTGCATCATAAATAGCTTCTAGAACCTTAGCACTCTTAGGTGAGTTAAGCATTCTAAGCTTATATTCATTGATGATGGCAGCATCACCCTTAGGTCTACCTACACTACGGTTCTCAGTTATGGACTTTAAAGCCTTAGTGGATGTTCGACCTATCTTATTACCTGTTGGTCTAGTCATGGTTCTCGTCTTTATCCTATATAGGGAGACATCTAAGTGGAGTACTATATAGTACTAAGACATTATATTTAAGTTATATAGACATAACATTATAAGTAATTAATATTAATTTACTTAGTAAGTTATTACTTAAATTAAATCTAAGTGTGTTTTAACTTCTATGTTCCCCTACTAGGGTGTACATCTCAGACTTAGAAGACTTAACTTAGAAGTGGGGTCAGGCTTCCTAGTAAACACAATTATATCCTATGAAGAATATTGTATCATACTTTTGTCTATTTGTCAAGCTTTTATTGTCTAGTACACATATATTTCTTCTTTCTTGTGATTCTAATCACATATATGTTTACTTTAAAGTTCAGCACTAGCGTTCCCCTTTTCAAGGGTGTCTGGTTTGTACTCTGAAGTATTACTTTTCTTATATTTATCATACAGTTATCTTTTATAACTATGCCGACCTATATTCACTTTTTTGTGTACTTCAGAGGCTCCCGCAAAAGTAATTCCATAGGCCATGACCCTCCCCCCATCAATGTAAGTTAGTGCTTACTTCGCAGTTGCTCTGAAGTCCTAAGTTAGTGAGTACTTACTTCAAAGTCATAAGTGTACTTACTATCTAGATCTAAATGAGAATCATTCGCATCTACAATGCTGGGGAATGTAGGACGGTGTAGCACCTTCAAAGCATACTAGGGTTAACCCTTAAGTGGCCTTGCCACGGTAGCAGCACTATAAAGCCCTTCAAAGCATAGGGTTATTGTAGTCTTATATAAGACATAAGATATAAGACATAAGAGTAAAAACATAGGGTTTATACGTAAGGGTTTATAGTTTAAAAATAGTTGCTATTGTAAGTTTCGTGTAAGTTTCGTGTAGATAATAAAAGGCAAGGCAAGCATAGTGCAAGGCCTACAAACTAGGGATCTATCATGTTAAATATTAAGCAAGGTTCAACTGTAGAATTTATATTAGATATAGTGGCGGCAATAGCTATCGGTTTAATGTTAACCGTAGGTTTGCTTGCATACTTTGACGTTTTGTATCAAAACTAACGTGCTCACAAAATAAACTAGGGATCTTATATCATGCAAATTAAACTGTTTTCAACTAGTGCTCAAAAATTCAAAGCCTTGCAAGGGCTTGCAATAGCTATTCAAGGGGGCACGCAACATAGTGCCATGCAAGCATTAAAAACCTTGCAAGCTTCAAGCATGTTTACGGGCAAGGGGTGGCAAGATAATTTTGCAAAGCTTGAGCATACGTTCAAAACCTTAGATCCTAATTATAGTGTATTTTCTTTGAATGGAAATTCTAAGCTTCCATTCGTATCGTTCTCAAGCTTGCCCGGTGTGACATGTCCGGGAGCGGGCGAATGCTTAGATTTTTGCTATAGCTTCCGTGCATGGCGTTATCCCGCTGCGTTTATGAGACAAGCCCAAAATGCATACCTAATGCGCTATGCTCCAGATTCTATCGTCAAAGCTTTGCACGTCGTTGACGCATCATTTAAGGGTTCACAATATGATGTTCGCTTATATGTTGACGGTGATTTTAGCAATGACAATGACGTGAAATTTTGGTTCGATCTAATTAAAACCGTGCCCAATGCAAGGGTTTACGGTTATTCAAAAAGCTTCAATCAAATTATGTCTTATGTGGGTGATCTACCGTCTAATTACGTGCTCAATATATCCGGTGGGCACAATGCACATGGTGCGATGATCACGGCCATAAAAACCTTATCTATAACTAGGGGTGAATTTATTGCCGTTCGTATAGGCAAAAAAGTACGTTCAAGCGATCATGGCAAGCCGGAAACCGTCAAAGCTTTAAGACAAGCATTCACGGGCAAAGCATTCCCATGTCCGGGCACATGCGGCACATGTACGGGCAAGGGCCATGCATGCGGCATGCAAGCTTTGAAGGGCGTGCCCATTATCATTGCCATGCATTGATGCTAGATTTTAGACTGTAGCGCATGCGTGCCATGCGTTATGGCCTACAATTTTCTGTAGGTTTTTAATCCAAACTAAGGGTAATTAAAATGTTGAACACTATTGAAGCAAGCAAAACCGTTCGTCCGCTGCACGTTATTGCACGGGATATCTATCAAGCATGGCCTAAGGTCAATTATGCTGCAAAACCGTACTTAGAAGCGATGCGGGATCTATCGTCTATTAATGATCGTTATGGTTATGACGATGCAAGATCGATTGTCTTATACTTTTTGTCTAATGCTGCAAGCTTTAAGGGCGATACAGCTAAGCTTTTAAAGCTTGAACTAAAAACCATTGCTGGGATCAAATAACATGTTAAAACGGTTCACTACATTACAAAAAACCCGCATTGTCAATAATGTTGTAAGGGCTTGCAAAGATCCTGACAAGCTTAATAAGCAAGGGTATGATTTTCTATACCTTGCCAGCGGGTTTATAGCGCATTACAATTTGAGGGGCTTTATTGGGCACTATTCCCAATGGCATAGCCTTAAAAGTGATATATTGGAAAATCAACGGTTCAATCAATGGCACAATTTTGGGGTGAATGATAACGATCACGGTTATTACATGGATAAACGTGCTATATACAATGCAATTTGCATTCAATTAAAACAAGGGGAATAATTATGCTTATAGTGAACGATTACAAGCGCAAAACCAAAGAACAGTTGCGCTATATCATTGACGATGCTACATTGGCTGCGAAGGCCATGCAATCAATTGGCAATGATGCTGCAGAGGGCAAGTATCGGGATCAAGTGAACGATGCATGCTCCGAACTATATAAACGGTCAATTAAAGTCTTAAGGAGCAAGAAATGATAAAACGTATGCGGGCAAGGTTTAAAGGGCTATGCTGCAGATCCGGTGCACGTATCAACATTGGCGATGAGATCATGTATGATACATTGACAAGGCAAGCATGGATAACAGTAGATAATGATAGATAACACACATTATATAGGGAAACAGTAACTAAAATGAATACTAAACTACTAAAACACACACGGGAACTATTCAAGTTTTATGATGTCCCTGAACACGTAAGACGCTCATATAGACTTAAATGGGTGAGATCAATTAGACACTTAGGCGACAAGTGGCTATTGGCTAACCATGTAACACGTAAAAAGGAACCAACACAATGACAATCGACACAATAACCTTTCACTTTGTAGGTGCATTAGAGGACTCATTCGCTATCGTTGACGTTCAATGTCAGATTGATGAAGATGGGGACTGCAGGGACTTAGATTCTGTGATGTATCAGGGTTTAGACTTGCTTCAAGTTATCTCACACAGTCAATGGGAACACCTTGAATGGCAAGGATCAAAGAAGTATAAAGCTGAGAATTATGAGCAGTTGACCATTGACCATGACAACAATAGCACTTTAGAGGCCGTTTATGGCCTCTCTAAGCCTTCATTTAACATTCGGTAAGGGGTAGGATGCTATGTTATCAGATATTGACTTAAAAGACTGGATTGAACAACCTTCAATTCCACTGTATGACGTACCAAGGGAGACACCCATTAAAACACCTATGGGGATGCTCTGGTTTAAGCATATTGATGGGATGTACAGTTTGAATTATGATTCCAATGGAAGCCCAGTGCACATGAAAGCATGGGTCAAAGTTAACCCCTTCAAAAGGAAAGACAATGAATGAATATTGCTATCAGGTAAGCCCAACACGTACAGTATGGGTATATGCTGCAGATGAAGAATCAGCAGAGGATAAGGTTTATGAAGAATTAGGCTATGACCCTGATGATATGGACTTGGTTGAAATACGGGAGGATGTATGAAATGCTTATGCTGTGATCGACTATTGACAGACTATGAAAGTACACGTAAACACGCTGTAACGAGTGCCTTTATTGACCTCTGTCAACAGTGTTTTAAGACTGTACAGGCTGACTCACACTTGCCTACAAAGGACAGGAAAGACCTTATATCTTCGGATGATATAGATGACAGTGCTGAGGAACAAGATGACTGTCACGTTAGCGACAACAACACTGAAGGAGACCATTGACAATCTGTACTTTGTGTGCTACCCTAACTTTAAAGATACTACAAAGTATCTAGGATGATTCATAGAAGTTAAATACACTATATAAGTATTATTTAAGTAATATACTTATAAAGACTTTAAAGTGCAATTTTAGACTATAACCCTTGAAAGGATAATTTTATGTCTATTGAAATGTTTGATGATGATGATGTTGACATGGACTTGGTACAGTATGAATGCTGGTATTGGTCTGTCATTGATAGCATGGCTGAATTAGTCATGAATAATGGTCGTGATAAGGTAATGTCTCATGTATCTGAGGCTGTCTTGCATAAGGTTCACAATGGATACGTTGTAGCCAAAGAAAATGAAGACCCTCTAGCATGGTAATGGCTATATTTGTCTTCATCGTAACTTTAATTAAACTGGTACTCTCAAAATGAACATTGATCCTAATAAGCCTTGGCCTTTCCCGTCTAACCTTGTACATGGAGACAATGATGCTAAGCTGATAGCTGATTGTCTAGCCTTGTTGCAGGACTTCACTGCTTTCCAGCTTCGAGGTGAGATCTACTATGGCTACCTCGATACTAAGGCACTAAAGGTCATCGAAGAACTCAGAGGAGCTACTGATGAAGCTGAACCTAGTACGTAAGCCTAAACCTGAGTCTAAACTCATTAAGCATATTGCTTGTGATGCCTGTGGTAGCTCAGATGCCAATGGCTTATACGATGACAATCACACGTATTGTTTCTCATGCAATACTTACTACAATGAAACTGATGCTGATGAACTGTCAGTTATGCAACAAGCAGTACAACCTAGAAAGCCTCAGATGCTAGACATCAAAGGAACCATTAAATCAATACCTGACAGAGGTATTACCCTTCAAACCTGTGAGAAATATGGAGTTACACAAGAAAATGGACAACACTTTTATCCTTACACTGACGATGCCGGAGGAGTGGTCGCAGCAAAAGTTAGAAGAGTGGCAGACAAAACTTTCAGCATTCATGGAGTATTCACGAATGCAAGGTTGTTCGGTCAACAGCTCTTTCACGCTGGTGGCAAAGCAGTCACAATCACTGAAGGAGAACTTGACGCTCTAGCAGCTTTTCAGATGCAAGGTAGTCTGTACCCTTCAGTGTCAGTCAGGAACGGTGCACAGGCCGCTTTAAAGGACTGCAAGGCACAATATGAGTGGCTTAACTCCTTCGATAGCATCGTGATCTGCTTTGATGCTGATGAACCGGGTAAGAAAGCTGCTAAGGAAGTGGCTGAACTGTTTGGTAACAAGGCTAAGATTGTGAAGCACTTGAGTGGCTACAAAGATGCCTGTGACTACCTTATTGCAGGTGCTACTAAAGAGTTTGTGAATGAGTGGTGGAGAGCTGAGGTGTACATTCCTGATGGCATCATCAATGCAGCCTCACTATGGGAGGAAGTGATTAAACCTGAGGCTAAGGCTGAGGCTATGTACCCGTGGAAGGGCTTGAACAAGCTTCTCTATGGTATGAGGCCAGCTGAGTTAATCACAGTCACTGCAGGATCTGGACTAGGTAAGAGTCAATTCCTGCGAGAGATATTGTTCAATATACTGAACACTACGACTTGGAATGTTGGAGGTTTATTCCTTGAAGAGTCCACTCGTAAGACAGCTAGAAGCATTATGTCGTTACACGCTAACAAGCTTC